GAACAAGCGGTTCAAGTGGATCAAGCGGAACAAGTGGAAGTAGTGGTGCTCCAAGTAGCGTAGCTGGACCACAAGGGCCTCAAGGAAGACAAGGACCAATCGGACCAAGCGGTTCAAGCGGAACAAGTGGTTCAAGCGGTTCAAGCGGAACAAGTGGTTCAAGCGGATCAAGCGGAACATCCGGTTCAAGTGGATCAAGCGGAACAAGCGGTTCAAGTGGATCAAGCGGAACAAGCGGAAGTAGTGGTGCTCCAAGCAATGTTTCTGGTCCACAAGGGCCTCAAGGAAGACAAGGACCAATCGGACCAAGCGGTTCAAGCGGAACAAGCGGTTCAAGTGGAGGTAGCGGATCAAGTGGAACAAGTGGTTCAAGTGGATCAAGCGGAACAAGTGGATCAAGTGGAGGTAGCGGATCAAGTGGAACAAGTGGATCAAGTGGAACAAGTGGATCAAGTGGAACAAGCGGAAGTAGTGGTGCTCCAAGCAATGTTTCTGGTCCACAAGGGCCTCAAGGAAGACAAGGACCAATCGGACCAAGTGGATCAAGCGGAACAAGCGGTTCAAGTGGAGGTAGCGGATCAAGTGGAACAAGTGGTTCAAGTGGAGGTAGCGGATCAAGCGGAACAAGCGGTTCAAGTGGAGGTAGCGGATCAAGCGGAACAAGCGGTTCAAGTGGAGGTAGCGGATCAAGTGGAACAAGTGGTTCAAGTGGAGGTAGCGGATCAAGCGGAACAAGCGGTTCAAGTGGAGGTAGCGGATCAAGTGGAACAAGTGGTTCAAGTGGAGGTAGCGGATCAAGCGGAACAAGCGGTTCAAGTGGAGGTAGCGGATCAAGCGGAACAAGCGGTTCAAGTGGAGGTAGCGGATCAAGTGGAACAAGTGGATCAAGTGGAGGTAGCGGATCAAGTGGAACAAGTGGATCAAGCGGAACAAGCGGAAGTAGTGGTGCTCCAAGCAATGTTTCTGGACCACAAGGGCCTCAAGGAAGACAAGGACCAATCGGACCACAAGGGCCTCAAGGAAGACAAGGACCAATCGGACCAGCCGGGCCACAATCTGACTATAGATTAAAAACCAATATACAAAACTATAATGATGGATGGGGAATTATTAAAAACATTCAACCAAAAACATTTATTCGTATTAATGATCCATTACAAAAAGTTGAATCTGGATTTATTGCACATGAAGTACAAGATGGTGGATTGAAACAAGCTGTATTTGGAGAAAAAAATGCAGTTGATGAAAATGGAGATCCAATTTATCAAAGTCTTGATACGTGGAGCTTTGTACCAACAATGTGGAGTGCGTTGAAGAAAGCAATTGAAGACATTGAAGTATTAAAGACTGAGGTTGATACTTTAAAGGAAGAGATTAAAGTATTAAAAAATAATTAATTAACATCAGAGATGATACAGACATGTTGTTCAAATAGTGGATTTGGTCCATCTATATTTGAAGATTGTGTCTTTTCATCATATAAAAAGTCATTGATTTCTAATTCCACAAATTTTTTATGAATTAGATGGTCATATGAATTTTTGATTATTCTGGTTAATCTTTGTATTTCTTTGTTTCTTGAAGTAGTGGTATTACCTTCTTTATTTCTGTATTGAATGTATCCTAATTTTGGTATATATGCAATTTTTGTTGTAAGAAACGTTTTTATTATTAATTCGTAATCATCGCAAACATGTAGATGTGGATTATGTCCATTTACTTTAAAATAAGAATCTCTTCTCCAACATCTTATATGATTAGGTACACCAACTATGTGTCTAATTGTTTTTGGATTTACTTTTGGACCGTTTACAACTTCATATATTTTACCATTATAAAACTCTTGTCTATAACTACCATATCCTAGACAAAATCCTTCCTCATATTTTACATTAGATCCATCTTCTTCATATACTTCAGCGGAGTCTGTATAAACAAAACCTGCGTCTGGGTATTTCTTGAATGTTTTTGTTACATATTCAAGACATTTAATTGTCAATTCATCGTCGTGATCTAATTCACATAAATATTCTCCAGAACAAAGACCTGCTGCCCATCTTTTTAATTCACCTATACTTCCAGATTTTCTTGCATTTTTGAATACCTTTATCCTATAATCTATTTCACTTATTTCTTTTAATAAATTAAAAGTTTTGTCGTCATCATCAGAATCGTCTATAATAATCCATTCCCAATTTTTATACGTTTGGTTTAAAAGTGATTGAAGAGGTCTAAATATTTTTTGTGAGGATCTATATGCGGGAGTAAAAACTGATACCAATGGAGATTCATTATTATCAGAATTGAATGTAGAATGTACATAACAATTTAATGCGTCTTCTCCTATTTGATTTAAATTTGTATCAGTAGGATAATTCATCCATCTTTTTCTTATTTCATATGGAGCGTTGCATAATAATTTATATTTTTGCCAATCGCCAAATGTAATATACACATGAGGATCATGTTTTTTTATTATATCATTTAACTGATGATCATTTTCATAATTTAAAAGTATAAATGTATTTTCTTCATATTCAGGAGCGTTTTTTTCTGAAAATAAAGTTTCTATTTGTTTTCCAAATATACAAACAGTAATTTTGCTGTTTTTCATAATTTTTTTATGATTTTGTATTGTTTATAAAACGAAATTTCGTCAGTTTCCATATTTTTTGGATAATCGTCACTTGACACGCTTATTCGTCCAATACTTATTAAATTATCTATATAATACATCCGTTTTCTTTTTATGTCAACGATTGATACAATTAAAATTGTGTCACCATAAAATATTTTACATTCATCATATATTTCAAAATAGTCTTCTTTTTTTAGAAATATACAACATCCATAACCAAATGGAACTATACCAGTAGTATCCACAAGTATCAGTTCATCTTCATCATTGTTTATTATGACACTATTATCTCTTAATCTTGCATTCTCATTATATCCAATTAATCCAAAGTTTGGATCTTGATTAATAAATTTTAAGAAATTATTAAATAACGTTACATAGTTAAAGTAAATGTCATCGTTTATTAAACAGATATATTTGTTTTTTGCTAATTTTACACCTAGATTCCAAGCAGGATTTACAAATATATTATTACTACATTTAACGACTATGATTCTTGAATCATTATCATGAAAATCAGAATGTGTATTATCAATTATAATTAATTCTGCGTTTTTATCTTTTACACGCTTAAATTGTTCGATTGATTTGTGTATTTCTTCCGCTTTCCATATTGTTGGCATTATAAAACTAATCATATTAAATAGTTAATAAAAGGTTCTAAATCGAATTCTGGAGTTAAGTTTTGATCTTTTATAAATTTTAATTTTTGTTCTTTTGTCCATTCATTTTTATTAATTTCTAATGTATCTAATAAATAAGATTCTTTAGCAAAAACGTTTTCTATTTCTAATTCTGAGAAAGTTTTACTACATAATATACAAAAATGTGGAGATATATTATAATATCCAAATTTACACTTTGATTGTCCATTGTTATATTTTTTACATCCCGATTTAGATTCTTGTTCTATAAACTTTTGATTTTGTTTATCAAACTCGCCCATATTATCTATATGACAAAAATTTCCCCAAACTAACATTATATATTTAATTTTTTTATCTGTTGGTTGTGCTTTAATTTCTGCTTGTCCCCAATCGTTGTGTGTTATATTATCTATTTTTAGTTCTGTTGGATTGCCATCCGAATCAAAAAATTCTTGTAATGGAAAAGTTTTGTTGTCATAAAAATATTTATTTCTTCTAATCAATGGATTATTTGTATATAAATTAACAGGAACAATAAAATATTTGAGTCCATTTTTTGATTCGACTTTACAGTTTTTAACCGAATAATACGCAAAGATACCTGTGGATCTGCTTTCGTAATCATTAATATACCTTCTTAGAAATACCGCATCTGTATCTTGGTTTTCGTCCAATAACTCAATGCTTGTTTTCAACCATGTCTTTGGTTGACCACTTATGTCCGGCGACATACATTTCCAATCCCCTTCAAGAAAAAGACTATATTCATAATCAATTGATAGATCATTTAATCGATTGATTCCATACCCAACTCCATTATTTACGTTAGAATGTACAATTTTGAAATCGACTTTATCTTTATATTTATCGATCAATTCATTACACACTGATATAAATTCTTGATTTGTTTTATTAATGTATATGAACCAATCAATAACTTGATCCACTTCAGTATTGTTTAAAAAAGAATCAACTGTATCACGGAGATATGTTGGTCTATTTAATGATTCATGAGTTAAAGTTAATATGCAGAATTTTTTCATAAATTAATCAAACCATCCTGTAACTGATATTCTTTTTCTTGTTAAATTATTTGTTACACAACTCACACTGTGAGGTGTTTCATGATTTCCTACTTTAAACATTACCATTTTATTAAAACTTGGAATCACAGTTTTTATATTGTTTGGATCTGTGTGATCCATATACATCCCTCCCCAACATGCATTCCAATTTTTTGTTAAATGTAAAACAAATGCAAGTCTTCCGTTTCCGTCATCTGTATGAGTTGCTAGAAAACAATCTGATGTATATTTGTTTGCAAATATAGTCGTTGATTTTTTTAAATTTAAATTTGTAATTTCATTTAAAATATTTATAATCTTTTCACTAGACAAAAAACTATGAATAGAACAATGTAAACACGAACATCCATCAATGTGTGGCATAGTTCTATAGAAGAAATATGAATATATATGATCATTCAAACACTTATTTGAATATGATTTATTTATTTGTATTGTGTGATAATTGTCTTCAGTTACTTGTATAAACTCATGAGACTCCCCTTTAGTAAAGGATGGATACGACGATGCAAACCACCAATCAGATGGCATTTTTTCATTGTAAAATTGATGTAAAGATTCAGCATAATCGGTTAATAAAAAATCATTAATTATTACTTTATTATGATTTTCAAATTGTTCTTTACATTTTAATATATCTATACTATCAGTGTTTATCATATCCAATGTTGTGCATTATAATAAGAAAATATTTCAGGTATAATCTGAGTTTGGATTTCATATTCCTTACATCTTATATATAGTTCCATAATGAAATACCCATCACCTCTATATATTTCCCAAAATCTTAAATCGTTTATTATTTCTCGTTTAATACAAAACTGAGCCATATCTATTTTTTGAACAATTATATTTTGTTCACATGCGATTCTAATCTTATTTGGTTCATATAATTGACTTACTATTATTAGTTTTGAATTTGGTTGTATTTTTTTGTCTAGTTGATTAAAATTTGGATGTAATAGGTTATCATCATCTAATATGAAAAACCACTGACCTTCGTCTGGAACAACATCTAAATAATAATTGCATAAATTTTTCCAATTAGGTTTATCAGGAAATTTTAGATATATTGTATTTCTATATTTAGAAACGTCAACGTAATCATCGATTCCGATTATGTACCATTTATAGTTTATATCATTATTTATAATACTTTTATAACAGTTATCCAACCATTTAACATCGTTTCTTGTAAATCTGGTAACTATATGGTAAAGATTTTTCATTGATAATTATATATAGTATATCTTATTTAAATTTAATTATTTTTAATTCGATAATATATGTATTGAAACTGTTATATATATGTTTATTAAATGTCACGGTGCATATCTTGGTTCTACGGGATTCAATAATCATACCAGAGGGTTTTTTAGAGGATTATCCAATCACGCTAAAGTTTATGTAAGAAATTTTACATTAGATCCAAAATTAGATTCGTATTTAAATGATTTAGATAAACAAATATTATCAGAACAAACGTTGTGGTCTCATTATAAAAATAATAAAATTTGGAGCGACTATCCTTTGCCTTGGAACTCTACGGTTTTAGATACTCATATAGGAGAAAAAATTCACCTAATTTCAGCCGAACACAATCATTTATATTTTTATGATGAATATTATGGACCAAAAATCGCATTTACAATGTGGGAGAGTGATAGATACGATGTTAATTTTTTAAATAAATTAAAAACTTACGACAGTAATATAGTTTTAACCAAGTGGCAAAAAGAGTGTCTAATACAACAAGGATTGGACGAAAGTAAAATTGATATTGTACATGAAGGAATTGATCCAGATTGTTTTCCTATTCAACAAGAAAAGTCTGATAAATTTAAATTTTTTCTTGTTGGTACATGGGGATTTAGAAAATCAACTAAAGAAATAATCGAATGTTTTATAAAAACGTTTGAACATGTTGATGACGTAGAACTTCATGTAAGCGTAGACAAACACTATCCAATTTGGATACCAGCATCAGAAAGATTTAAAAAACACAATTTATATTCACCAAAAATTATAGTTCATAATTTTCCAGATCGAAATGTTTATTTAAATTTATTAAAGAATTGTCATGTTTTTCTGAGTTGTTCAAGAGGAGAAGGGTGGAATATACCATTAGCTGAAGCGTTTGCTTGTGGAATTCCGTCAATATATTCCAAAGGATCAGGTCAAGTTGAATTTGCTGGTGAATATCCACTAGGAGTAGACATACAAAAAAAGGTACCGGCTTATAGTGAAGAAGATGAATATTTTTCTGATGGATATCTTGATGAACCAGATTTTAAAATGCTGAGTGAAGTCATCATGGATTCTTATAAAAATTATTCAACATATAAGAAGATTCATTTAGAAAAATCACAAAAATTTATAACAAATTATTCATGGAATAAAGTATCTAGAGATTTGTATGATATAATTAATAAAAGATATGGTTCTACATCACTCAGTAATAATGGATATGTAAAATTTCATAGATTTTCAGAAAATCATAATTTTGTTTTCTTTTCACAAGATTATTTTGATTCATGTAAGGTTTATCTAGAAATTAAAAATGAAAAAGGTGATGTTTGTTTTTTTGATGATTTAACTATGGTAAAAAACGTTGAATATTGGTTTGGTGCCGAGTTTAATGGTAAAAAAACATTTACTATTTATAATTTAAATAAAACTATTGTTTTGTTCCAAACCAATTCTATTTAAATGAAAGTTATGCGAGATGTTTATTTATCGGTTAATTGTAAAACGTTAGGTGATACTATTTGTTTTACTCCATCATTACGTAAAGTTTTTTCAGTATATGATAAAAAAATAAATGTTGTTGTTCCTGAAGAATCTAAAAGAGTTTTTATTAATAGTCCTTATATTGACGTTTTATATTCTTATGAAGAGTTTCATGATAAATTTAAAAACAAAGATTGGAATAATCTTATTGTGAATGAAATAGAATATTATCAGACTTATCTTTTTCCTGGATTAAAAAATTCTCAAGGTGTTGAAAGAAAGTTTCAACATGTAGATTTAAGACAAGTCCATGCAAATGATTTAGGATTTCAGTTATTTGAAGATGAATTACATTGTGATTTTTTTCCAAATGATTTTTCAAATTCTGTTAATTTACCAAAAGATTATGTTGTGATTCATCCATCTACTAATTGGCCAAATAGAACATGGAGTCATGAGAATTGGCAATCGTTAATTAATTTTTTATCGAAGAATAATATTTTTACGGTAATAACAGGAAAAACTACAATTCAAAAAGAAAAAAATGTTACTACTGAAAAATTCATATACAAATTTGAAAATTTATATGGTTTGGATTTATCAGATACTTTGGATTTAAGTGATACATGGCATTTATTAAATAACGCAAAATTATTTGTGACTCTTGATTCTGGTCTTTTACATCTTGCGGGAACAACTGATACGTTTATAATTCAATTAGGTAGTGCAAAAGATCCTAGATTTTCATCTCCATATAGAAAAGGAACTAGAAATTACAAATACATTTATGTAAAAGGTAAATGTGATTTATTTTGTACAAATAATATGAAATATAGCATTAAAGAATGGGGAACAATGAATAGTATACCACCTCTAACAGATTGTCTAGAAAACAAACCTAAGTTTGAATGTCATTCTTCAATTGAAGATGTCACAAATACAATAACATATTTAATAAACAATAACATTGTATGAAAATTAATATAAATTTTATCAACGGCGCTTTTTGTGAAATATTGGACAATAATAATAAAAATAAATATTATGTTCAATTTATCAATAAAGAAACAAATGAAATACTACATGATGATGTCATTACATCTAATATGTGGGTAAAAAGTTCATACTGTTACTTTATCGATTATAGAATAAGAATAATTGATTTTAAATCAAAAAATTTAATTCGTGAAATCGATTATAATGCAACTTCGAAAAATGTGTTTATTTGGTTTGATAGTAGATCATTGGGAGATAATATTTCGTGGATGCCATTTGTTGAAGAATTTAGACTAAAACATAATTGCACGGTATATTGCTCTACATATCAAAATGAAATATTTAGAGACATTTATCCACATATAAAATTTGTTGAACCAGGAAAGGAAGTGCATAATTTATATGCATCTTACAGTATAGGATGTTTTAACGATGAAATTAGAGAAAGAAAAAGTTGGAAATTGTTGAATAATCAAGAAATTTGTGCAAATATTTTAGGAATCGATTATAGAGAAATTAAGCCTCCTCTTAAGATATTAAACAAAGACAGACCAATTAAACAAAAATATGTGTGTATCTCTACAAAATCAACGGCTGCATGTAAAGAATGGAATACAGAAAATGGCTGGAGAGATGTAGTTTCTTTTTTGAATTCTAACGGATATAAAGTCGTAATTGTTCAAAAAGAAGAAGTTGAATTATTGGATGATCCTAACTTAGATGTTATTTTATGTAATTCTACCGATTTAAATGTTGTTATTAACATGATATATAACTGTGATTTTTATATTGGACTATCTTCTGGTGTATCATGGTTATCTTGGGCATTGAACAAACCTTCCATCTTAATAAGTGGCATGAGTTTAGAAAAAAATGAGTTTTTCACCCCTTTTAGAATCATTAATAAAAATGTTTGTCATGGTTGTTGGAACAATCCAAAGTATACATTTGACAAAGGAGATTGGAATTGGTGTCCTAAATTAAAAAATACAGATAGACAATTTGAATGTTCAAAATCAATTACATCAGATGTAGTAATTGGCAATATTAAAAACATAATGAAATATGAACCATCAGCTTAAATTTGCAATTTATACATCTTTCTACAATACATCAAAGTATATTGATAGGTTGTATGAAAATATAATGTCAATTGATTATACAGACTTTACTTGGTTTGTTACTGATGATTATAGCAATGATGATACAAAACAAAATTTATTAGAAAAAATTAAAGATAATACTAAAATTGTTTATGTTGAACAAAATCATAAAATGGAAATGTATTGGCAGCCAAATAAATTTATACCATCTGAATATGAGTATGTATTGTTGGTTGATAGTGACGACTTGGTAGACAAAAACATATTGACTGTTTATAATAATTTAATCAAAAAATACAATGATCTTTCTATAATAACATGTGATTTCACAAGAATCAATGAAACTGATGGATCTGTTCATTCTTTCGGTTATATTCTTAATCAAGAAAAATTGACTGATAAATTAAATCATTTTCATCCACAAATCGATTATTGTAACAATTTAAACTATTATTGTTTTGGACACGGAAGATGTTTTAAAAATATTAAAGATTTAAAATTTAATGTTAATACGTTTAATGATGTATGTGAAGATTCTTATAGAATGTTATACATGAATGGATATGGTAATTGGCTGCATGTACCAAGAAATCTTTATACATGGACACTTAGAAACGATTCAATTTCAAGTACGAAAAGTTCAAGTCATGATTTGACATATAATAAAAATTTTGATATTGGATTAGAAAAATCAATATCATCAAATTATGAGTCTATATATAGTTATAATTCAATTTATAAAGAATTGAATTCAATCATGTATTTCGGCATGAATACAGATTTTAAAAACATATCTATAATTTCACCAAATCTAGATGTAGATCAAAAAGAAAAAATAAAAGAAATTTATATTGATAAAAACATTGAATTTAATAAATGTCATGGATCTGACCATTATACAATTATATTAAATTATTTTGAAAGTGAAGATGGTTTGTGTGACGTACTAGATAAATTAAAATCTTTAAATAATAAAATGTGCATTAAAATGTACTATTTAAATGAAAGTGTACATTTAACAAATACATCTAGAGATGAGTTATTGAATGAAAAGTTAAATAAATTTAAATCAATTATATCTAAATATTTTTATAATTTTTCCTATTATTCTTATTTTAGACATTTAAATTTTACGATCATACATCAATAATATGAATATTTTAATCTTAACTGCCTTCACAAAAAACGTAGTTTGGAACAATTATGGCAATTGTGATTTTGGAAAATTTACATCTGAAATCAATTTGAAATACGCAAATAAAAATAATTATAGTTTTGTATGTGAAATTTTACAAGAACCATTAGTTGATAGACAGAATTCGTGGATCAAAATACCGTTAATCCAAAAATATTTGTCTCAATATGATTATGTTGTTTGGATAGATGCTGATGCTATTTTTTTAAAAAATATTAAAATTGAAGAATTTATAGAAGATGGAATTGATTTAATACTTTCAAAAAATGCGTTATCTGAAAATAAAATCATGTATACAATTACAAGTACAGGATTTATGGTATGGAAAAATTCTAAGTGGTCAATTGATACGTTGAATCAACTGTGGGAAAATTATAACTTATATGCATATAGTCATTTTCATGAACAAACCGCATTAGATCAACTACTGTTGCCTAAACTAACAAGTCAAAATTTAATTAACAAAGAACTGTCTGATCTAGAAAACAGTTTAATTCAAGAAAACGTTAAAATCATACCATATAGTTATCATAATCTTTCATATGATACACTATTCATATACCATGCCGGTGGAGATACACCAACAAAATTTAAAAGATTAGTTGATGTATATGAAAAATATAACAATAATAAATTAAAAATATTATTCCAATACGGATCGTTTTTATGTATGTGGTTTTATAATACCGGCGAATACTCTGTAGAAATATTAGGAGTTAAGGAAAACGAAGAGTTTCTGTTACAGAAATATGATTCTATATACTTTTTAAATGATAGGCCAGATCGAAGTATTTATTTTGTAGTAAACAATTTATGTAATTATGCATATTATAAAGTAAAAGTATATAACAATAAAGAAAATTTTTCATGTTATAAAAAATTTAAATTTGCTTAATATATATACCATATGTCAGAACCTATTAAATTCACACAACAAGAGTTGGATTCACTAAAGAAAATTCAACTCAGTTTTCAAGAAAATATCATGTCATTCGGTCAATTGTATTTAGACAAAATGACACTAGACGCAAAAATTAAAGAACTATCTCAAGTTGAATCTAACCTTAGAACCAACTACGAAAAGATTCAAAAAGATGAAGATGAGTGGTTAAACTCCATCACAACCAAATATGGTGAAGGTTCACTAAATCTAAAAGATGGTACTTTTATACCAAATCCTAAATAAACTTTTACAATTATCAGGTGCGCTGCGCTTTTTATATTGCGGTTGCTTTATTATTATAATAAATGCTTAATGCTTTTTTATATATAAATGTTGCGCTTTTAATATATGCTTTTTATACATTTAAGTCAACTTATTTTAACCTCCTGATATTTATTTTATTATGATCAAACTTAAAGCGCTTCTACCTGAAGTTTGGGATGCTAACCTCCTGGAGCAATCTGAACCATTTATTGTATTTTGTGACATGGATGGTGTGATGTGCAATTTTGATTTACAATTTGCTCAAATGATAGGATCATCACCTAAAGAGTTTGAATCGCAATATGGTACTCCAAAATTTTGGGATGCAATTGCTGATAAAGGTGAAGTATTTTGGTCAAGTATGCAAAAAATGCCTGATTTTGATCAACTTAAAGATGGTATAGTTAAAATTGTTAATGATAACAATCTAGATCTACAAGTTTTAACAAGTACTAGCGGTAACTGGATTCTTAAAAACCACCCAAGAGAAGAAGCCAAAGATATCATTAGAAATATAGAAAAAGGTAAATTACAGTGGTTAAGTAACCATTGGTCTGGCTTAAAAGTTAACTTCAGCGGTTCAGGTAGAGGAAAAGGTAAGTTTGCTAAACCAAATAGCTGCTTAATTGATGATTTGCCTAAAAATGTAGAATCATTTGAAACTGCTGGTGGTAAAGGTATTATACATACAAATGCGTCAAGTACATTATCTGGTTTACAATTGTTAATAAATCAATTGCCAGAATCATTTGGTTATAGTTATTCTAATATATGAAAGTAAGAATCTATAATAATACTCTAAATCCAGCTCTTTGGGATGGTTTAAAACTAAAACCAGATGTAGCTGAATCTTTAAAGTCTATAGGACAATCCTTCTACAAGGATACAGAATTAACCGTTCCAGTTAAAGATATTATAATGGTTGGTAGCAGCGCAAATTATAACTGGTCAGATTTTAGTGATATTGACATTCATATAGTCATAGATTTCAAAGACGTATCTGAAGATGTAGAAATGGTTGAAAAGATGGTAAATGCCATTAAAGGTAAATGGAATGAAGACCATGACATTCATGTTAAAGGATTTAACGTTGAAGTATACATTCAAGACATTTCTAAGAAAAATAGATCCACTGGAGTTTATTCATTGTTAAATAACAAATGGGTGACTGAACCAAAGAAGGAGAATTTTGAATTGGATAAAGAACAAATCCAACAAAAATACAGTGATATGGTGTTGAAAATTAAAAATGCACTAGAATCTGAAAGTTTGGTTAAGTTAAAGAAAGTTTTGAAAGATTTGTATGATATGAGAGAAGTTGGATTAAACAAGTCTGGAGAATTTAGTACAGAGAATATTGTTTTTAAAGTATTAAGATCCAGAGGTCACCTAGATAAACTCAGAAATGGTATCAATCAGATATTTGATAAAACGGTTAGTTTGAAAGAATCTTAAGGAAATATTTGCCGTGGCCGCAATCCCAAATTCTATCATAACCATTATTTTTCATATTTTCCCATTCACTTAATGAATGGTTGTATATTTTTAATATTTTTTCTAATTTGTGTTTTTGAAAACTCATGCGGTGTCTGATATCTTTATAATTATTTATAAGATAATGATAATTAGGTGGTGTATGACTTACAAAATTGAATCCTAAAGTTTCATATATTTTGCCGGTAAAATATCTTCTGTCACTATAACTTACTATATTTTTTGGATTATAATGTTTGATAAAATGTTTTAATAATTTACTTGCACCACCATTAACTGTAGTATTAATTGCATTACAAAATCTAACTAATTCCCAATCACTTGTTTTATCAAAACGGGAAGTTTTTCTAAATGTCATAATACTAACCAGATCATTTTTATTATACAATCCTAATTTAACTGTAGACTTATCTTCACCTTGTAAATGATTGTCATTTAAAAACTTATTTTTTTCAGTTTCATTTACTTCTTTAATAATGCAATCTCTAGCATTAATTTTAAATAGTGTATTGGTTTTCAACAGTGTTTTGACAATTGATTTTACAATTTCTGTTTTATTGATCCACTCATTTTCGAAAATATGAATTAGTGATATACCATAAAAACTGCAAGATTTTGTTTTATTCAAATGATAGTTTTTATTGATACCACCACCGTTTTCACTGTGCCAGTATAATCCATCAATTTCAAACGCAATTTTTAATTCTGGAATATAAAAATCCAATTCTTTGCCATTTAATACTGTTCTATCATTTCTTTTAATAACAGCATCTTTTGGTAAAATTTCTTGTAAAAAATTGTAAAAATGATTTTCAACAGTAGTGATTTTTTCTGGATGACAATAATCACAAAACAAGTTGTTTAAGTTATAAACCGTAGATTCTAATGTTTTATTACATACGTCACATTTGAATTTATAAATGTTACTAAAGTGATAACCTTTGTAATCCACCTCATCACATAGAAATTGTAATTTGTTACTATTACAGTAATTTACTAGAAATTCATAGTGGTTTGATTTCTTACTAACTGATCTTTTATCTAAGACAGATTTTATCTTGGCTGCATTGTCCACTCCATATCTATCCATCATAGTAGATTTTATTTTTTCTACATTTATATAACTTTCAGATCCATATTTTAGTAGAAGAGTTTGTTTTACCTTCTCTTTATATTCAGGCAATTTACTGTAACTATCAACTCCATATTTTTTAACAATTGCAGATTTAAAATTAGATTTTACAACATCTGTAGTCATTGGGTGACCACCGTATTTTTCATCAAAAGTTTTTTTCTGACCATCAATTATTTTTTGTTTTGTTGAATTATCACTATTACTACATTTCTTGCTACAAAAGATCTTTGGTTTGCTCACTCTACATTCAAACAAATTATTACAATGTTTACAGTTTAAAGATAACCAGTTTTTTGAATTTTTAGATCTAGCCATAATTGGAGTTTGGTTTGTATAGAGTATAACTATTTAAAAATTAAAACACAATTTAAAAAAAAGTACTTTTAATTTATATTTATTATTACAACAACTAAATAAGGATTTAAAAATTTATGGCAGATCTACTAAACAGTAATGAAATATTCTTTACACAATTTGAACCAAAAGTCAAAAATAGGTTTCTATTGTACTGTGATGGTATTCCAAGTTTCTTGATTAGAAAAGTCAAGAGACCAACAGTAACCAGTGAAAAGAAGACATTGGATCACATCAACATCCAACGTTACTACAAAGGCAAAACCACATGGGATAACATTACAATGGAACTATATGATCCAATTGTACCATCTGGTGCTCAAGCAGTAATGGAATGGGTACGTTTGAGTCATGAATCTGTAACCGGCCGTGATGGTTATAGTGACTTTTATAAGAAAGATCTAACCGTCAACGTTCTAGGTCCAGTAGGTGATAAAGTAGAAGAATGGACATTAAAGGGCGCATTCATCACCAGTGCTGATTTTGGTGAAATGGATTGGACTGATAGTGGTGATCCAGCAACCATTAGTTTGACTCTATCTGTAGATTACTGTATTCTACAATACTAATAAAAACAAAAAACTTATCCTTTTTAAACTCCTTGACAAAACAAGGAGTTTTTTTATGTACATTAACAATTAAGTACTATATTTATATAACATGAACTTGAAAAGCGTAATTGGAATATATCCTGGTAGATTTCATCCACCACACAGAGGTCATTTAAATGCCTTTAATTTTTTAAAGTCAATAACTGGCAATGACACCTACGTTTCTACTAGTGGTAAAGTAGAACTACCAGACTCTCCACTTACATTTGGTGAAAAACAACAAATCTGGGTAAGACATGGTGTTGCACCTGATCACATCATACAAACAAAGAGCCCCTACAAATCAGTAGAAATTACACAGAAGTATGATCCAGACAAAACCAGTGTAATATTTGCATTGGGTCAAAAAGATGCAGAAAGATTAAAGGTAGATCAAGGTGGTTATTTCAAGTCATTTAAAGGAGACACAAACCAATTAGACCCTCTCAGTAAAAGTGGATATGTACTAATTATACCTGAAAATCAAACCATGGTTGATGGTAGAATTTTAAGTGGAACTGCTGTAAGACAAATGTTAGGATCTGACAAATATACAGATGCACAAAAAGAACAGTTCTTTAGATACATCTTTGGATGGTATGATATTGCTTTATTTAAAGACTTGACTCAGAAGTTTAAGTACAATAAAGTAAATGAGAGTATTGAATCTAAGTTAAGAAGAATAATTTCTCTTTTAAAAGAAGACGCAATTAAAGATACTACAAAAAAAACAAAAGCATCTTTTGTTAATCAAAGAAGAGCTGAATTAAGAGCAAAAGAAGAAAAGTTAAAAGCTGCAAAAGTTAGATTATCTAATTTATCTAAAACTCAAGTAACATCAATAGATGTAAAGAATGAAAAACCATCTGAAGTTAAAGAACAAACAGATGCGGCTGATTTATCAAAACAAAGAAAAGATGCTCAAGATTCAGTTAAAACTGCAGAGGAAGAAGTAAAACAAGCTAAAGTATACTTATCTGCGGCTCAAAAAGAATTATCTGCGGTATCAATTTAAATAAAATAAATCAAATATTTAGATTCTTTTATATATATGTGTACAAGTTATACATTTTATGGAAGAAAATTTCACAGTACCAATTACAAGACCACAAGCTTTTCAAGCTCCACCACCACAACAAAAACAAGAGGTTACCTATCCAACGGAGGTAATTGACCTTCCTTCACAAGGTCATTTTTATCCAACCGGACATCCATTGTCTAGTGGTAAAATTGAATTGAAAATGATGACCGCAAAGGAAGAAGATATCCTAATGAGTCAAAATTTGATCAAAAAAGGTATTGTATTAGACAAATTGCTTGAAAATTTGATTGTGGATAAAAATATAAAACTGGATGATATTTTATTGGCGGATAAGAATGCTATACTTGTTTCAGCTAGAAGATTAGCATATGGTGATTCATATGGTCCAGTAGAAGTAACATGTCCAAAATGTAGAGAAGTTGATCAAATTACATTCAATTTAGGTGAAATTAAGAATGAAGAATTTGACTTTTCCAATCATACAAAAGGTCAAAATTCATTTGAATTTGTTCTTCCTTATTCAAAAAAGACTATACGTTATAGAATTTTGACTCACAAAGATGAACAACAAATAGAAAATGAGTTAAAAGCTAACAATAAAATTCTAAAAGGGTCTTCATCAAATGAGGTTACTGCACGTTTGAGATGCATGATTATCAGTGTGGACGGTGAAGATGATAGAAATTATATCAAAAAGTATGTGGAAACTGAAATGGTTTCTAGAGACGCTTTGGCACTGAGACAATATATCAAAAAGAACACTCCTGATGTAGATTTGAATTTTAATTTTACATGCAGCTCATGTTCACATGAAGAAAGGCTCGGTGTGCCGTTAACGGTAACATTTTTTTGGCCTGATGCCGGAAGATAAAGTTAGATTACATGAACAAATATTTCTCCTTGCATATCATAGCCAAGGAGCTTTTACGCAAGATATAGTATACAAACTACCTGTATACTTGCGTATATTTTATACCAATCAACTTATAAAATCAAAAGAAAAAGAAGCTGAACAAATGGAAAGATCATCAAAATCTTCTCCAAATTCATCTATGAAGGGTCCATCTATACGTAAGTAAAATAATGAATTATTAAATTATTATATATTTATACTCATAGATTATGGCACAATTAGATCCACAAGATTTAGCTAAGATATTAAGACAGGCTTTACCTACTGCGCAAGCAACGCAACAGGCTATACAAAATATTGCAAGTGAAATAAATAAATCACTCACATCAACAGCAAACGCAACTCAACGGTTGATTCAAAGCTTGAGTTTTGGTGATGAAATAGTAGAGAAAATGGCTGAGAATTTTGATAAAATTAAAAATGCAGTAAATGGCACTAAACTTGGTGCGCAGGTTTTTGATAGAAAGATAATGAAAGATTTTGAAGAGAGATTTTCAGCAGCTAGAACAATAGTAGATCAATTAAAAGATGAGGTAATACGATTGCAAACTAACCTTCGTGGCATTTCTGCCTTAGATCCTACTGGTACTATTATCAATGTAGATCAGATTAAAGCAGATCTTGCAGCTGCTACACTTGCATTAAATTATCGTATTAAAAGTGCAGAAGCAATACAAAATGAAGCAGAAGCGTATGTTGATTTAAATCAAAAACAAAAAGCATTTAATCAATCTTTGGAATCTAAATCTGGATTTAACGCATTTGAATCATCACTTGGTATTTTTGGTAAAATACCAACAGTAGCTAGAGGATTAGAGCAATTGAGTTTACGTGCCAAAATGACAATTGGTATAATATATTCTGTTTTTCAAACTGTTTATGATACATTTGATCAGACTCAAACGGCATTTATAAAAACAATTAAATCTTTTGGTTTATTAAAAGATGAAGCAGAAAAATTAAATACATTTATAAAAAACACTGCGGTTAATTTAGCAAAGTATGGTGTGACAGCTGAAGATGCTGCGGCTACTGTAACTAATATGGTTGATGCATTTGGAAGTTTAACATTGTTTAGTGAAAAAACTGGAGAAGATATAACATTAATATCAAAACAATTGGGTGTTGGTAACAAAGAACTAACAGACAGTCTAATGACATTGATGTCATTTGGTAAAATTGATATGGTTAAAGCAACTAAAGTAGTATACTTTGCTTCTGCTTTATCAAAAGCAGCTGGTGTACCACTTGCAAAAGTAATGGATGATGTTGCAAAAGCAGGTGACAAGGCTAGAGGAATGATTAAAGGTGGTGCAGAACAACTAGTAAAAGCCGCAGTATATGCAAGAAGATTGGGTACTGATTTGGAAAAAGTGGCTGAAATTGGAAGAAAGATGTTAGATTTCCAAGAAAGTATAACAGATGAAATTGAAGCAAGTGTATTATTAGGATCTAATATTAGTTTCCAAAAGGCTAGAGAATTATTTTATACAGGTAAAATCCAAGAAGGATATGATGAAATCTTTAAAGTTGTAAAAAATATAGGAGATTTTAATAAATTAGATATTTTTCAAAAAGAAGCTATTGCAAAATCAACTGGTTTGTCTTTGACTGATTTGCAAAAACAATTACAAATCAGAGAAGATTTAGCAGCACTAGAAATAAGTGGTAGTGATGAAGCAAAAAAAATGGTTCAAGAATATAAAAAATTAACTGGACAATCAGGTGCAGTATTAGAAAACACAGCAGCTGCAAGAGAACAAAGAGTAAAAGATGTTATCAATTTAAAAGAAACTGAAGAAATGATGGCAAGAATTAAAGGATTAATACTTGAAACCAGTAAACTTCTATTTCCTATAATTGAACTTATTTTAAAGGGAGTGAATAGTACATTGAAGGCTATATCAGACGTTGGTGGTGGTGGTGCATTTGGTGCAATATTAGGAGTCGCTAGCATATATGGATTTATTAAACTAATGAAAATAGCTATTAGTAGTATTAAATCATTTAAAAAGTCTTTTGGCGGATTAAAAGCTCCTGATATATCAAATGTTCCTGGTGGAACAAAAGAATCATTCTTTAAAAGACTTTTTGGTGGTATGGATTTAAAAGAAGCTGGAGCCGCAGCTATAGTATTAATATCTTTAGCAGTTGCTTTTAAAATTATAGTTCCTGAACTTGAAAAATTTAAAAATATTGGTTGGGATGATCTTGCAAAAGCGGGAGTAGTTTTAGGTGGATTGGTTGCTGGATTTATAATTATTGCAAGAAGTTTAAAGACGCTTGGACCTGCATTAGGAGAAGGACTAACATCTTTAATTCTTGGTTTAGCAGCTGCTGGTGCAGCAGCTATACCTCTTGCTCCTGAACTTGCTGTGGTTGGTTTAGTGTTAGCAGGACTGGTTGGTTTATTTGTTGGAGCTGCATATGGTGTTAAACTTATTGGAGATGGATTTTTAAATGCCGGTAAAGGTGTAAGCTTATTTGGTGAAGGGTTACTAAAAGCAGTATCTGCGTTAGTTACATACAGTAAAGAAGTATCTACATTTACTGCATTAAATTTAGCCGGAGTATTTGTTTCATTAAAAAGCGCAATAAATGATTTTCCATTAAATGATTTACAAAAAATTGTTGCTCAATTTTCAATACTTGCTGCCTCACTTGAATCAATTGCAAAATTTAAATACTTACCCACAATTGATACAACTAATGTTGCTAGTGTATTGCAACCTACACCAAATATTCCAGAAACAACGAATACAGTTAATAAAATAAATAATGAGTCAACTGGCAATCAAACCGCAATAATTGAAGCGGTAAAACAAGGCATTAAAGAAGGTATGAATAATATATCACTCAACGTTTATTTGGATGGTCAAAAAATGATAACGGGTCTTTCTAAGAATGTAGGATTCAGATTGGATTCAGGCGGATTAGCAATGCAATCAAGTTTAACATAATCATATGGCAAATTCAACAAATTTAAATAATCCAGAAACAACAACAAATGCACAAATACAAGGTGCAGGTTTGGTTTTGCCTCTTTCTGTAAATGAACGTGATCCAAATAAATTAAGTACATTATTCACACCAAATAGTACTATTTTATATAGTAAGTACAGTCCTTATCCAGAAGGAGAATCTGGTGGATTTTTTGGTGCAAATCAACCTTATATTGTAACAAACATCAATGATGCAAATAAAGGTATTAATTCTACTCTTAAGTATGCACCATTTCAACCTTCTGCTGCAATTGATGTTGTTAGAGTAACAAAATATTCTGCGTCAAATCCTGGTATTAAATTTTTATTAAAGCAAGTATATCTACAAGGATATCAACCTTTTAATGAAACAAAGATATACAATCCTTTGATGCCAATTCAAGCAGCTACAAGAGTTGCAACATTTGGTATTTTAGATAGACCGTTAAGACACATTGAACCAAATTTGGGTGGTGTACTTGGTGCTTTAGGTGTAAAAGGTGTTGCAAGTGCGTTTGGATTCAATCCACCAAATCCTCCTCCAAGAGGTACTGCTCCGGGTAAAGGTGGTGGTCTTGGTGGTGTGTTTCAAGGACCATTAGATAAACCACTTTCAATAATAAATCCCGGTGATGGTAAAGGATTAACAAGAGGTGCAACTGCTACATCTGCGTATAGTGGTCAAAACTATTCATATTTGAGTAGTCCGCGTAGACCTGGATTTCTTCAAAGTATTGGAAACTATTTTAAAAGTAGTACTTTGTTTGGTGCATTTTTTACTATAGGTCAACCTACAGGAACAACATATAAAGGTGATGATCAAACATATAGTTTGATGATTAATAATAAAAGAATTGTTTCATTTAATAAGAGCGGTGATAATACCTATGGTACTTTGGGTGTAGTTCAAAGATTTTCACCTGATGATAGAAATTTGGAAGGAACTCCTACTTATGATAAATATTCAAGATATGTGGGTCAATATAATAGTTCTATTTTAAAATATAGTGCACAAAGTCTTTATATTGATATAAATTCATATAAACTCAGTGAAGGAGTGATTTTTTTTGGTGCGGGAAATAAAACATATTTTTCAGGAATTGATGTTTTAAATCCAGGATATGAAGTGTCAGATATTTTATTTTTGTATAATGATTATTTAACAAATAACAATTATCCAACCAAGTTAAAGTCAACCAGAAAAATTGATAGTATTGTACATACTCTTGACGCTAAGAAAGTATATACAATTCAAACTGGTGGATATATTAAGGATACTGGAATACTAGATACAAATGGAAAACCAGTCAAAGATTCACCAATTATTACTAATCAATATAACAAATATAAAGATCCAACTAATACTGATGCAACTTATCCAACCAAATTGACATCATTGGATGGTACATTAGCAACAGACGGTCTTTATAATAGAACACAATTAGATCAAATAAAACACAATCCTTCTGGTCAAGGATATGTGATTGATCCAAATACATCAGTTAAGGGATATGAAAACAGAAACGTTAATCCACAAACAAAAGAACCTTTTGGTGCTATAAAAAACGATTTTGAATTATTTTATACACAAGATGTAGTTGGTGAGTATCCTACTACATTCATAAAAGGAGAAACTGATTTTGGTCAAGAACAAATAGATGTTGCAAATATTCAAAATCAACAACTTAAAGATATATTACAATCAAAGTATAGTTTTACTCCACCAACTGATTTAAAGGATGTAAGAAGTATAATTGATAGTTCTAAGACAGATAAAGACAATCAGTTAAGTTATCTTGCAAAATACAGAAATTATAGAAAAGTAGATTTATTAGATGAACCTGATGGTAAAGGATTTGCTGGTGTTAATAAGAGTGATTTAATTAATATATTAAATGTACAAACAGATACTAATAGTTTCATCAACAAAGATTTGATTAAGTTTTATTTTTATGATGTCTATAATCAAAAATATATACCATTTAGAGCAACAGTAAAGAACATCTCAGAAAGATCAGTATCAACTTGGGATGATTTTCAATATGTAGGAAACGCTGATAAAGTTTATAATTATAAAGGATTTACCAGAGCACTTTCATTTGGTTTTACCGTAGTTGCTATGAGTGTACAAGAAATGTTGCCTATGTGGCAAAGAATCAATTATTTGATGGGTTTATCAAAACCAGCAAATTATAAGAATGGATTTATTGTTCCTCCGTTAGTTATGATTACAATTGGTGATATCTATAAAGATCAACCGGTTGTAATTAACAGTATTGGTATGACAATTCCTGATAACGCAACTTGGGAAACTATTTCTGATAGTACTGATATATTTGAGTATTTGAATGGAAGATTAAAAACAAACGGTGATGTAACTCTGGCACAATTTCCAAGAGAAGTTGACATAAATATAGATGCAAACATTCTTGAAAAAGAAATGCCAAAAGTTGGAGTGAATAATTTTGGAGATGCATTTAATTTTGGTAAATTTAGTTATGGATTATATGTGAATAATCCATAAAAATAAACAAGGCAAAATTTTATAATATGAATAGATATGACTATACAACAATAGATAAGAGATGGGATGGAAAAAGGGTATATAAAACTTTATTGTATCCATCTATACCAGAATCTCCTAGTGATATTTATATTACTGTATCTGATAATGATTATATTGACCAAATAGCTTATAGATATTATAAGGATGTGAGTTTATGGTGGATAATTGCAGTTGCAAACAATTTAGGTAAAGGTAAACTTAGTTTGGATATAAACAAACAGTTAAGAATACCAACAGATATACAAACAATTTTACAAAATTTTACATTAATAAATTCTTAATATGTCAAAAGAAAGACCATGGGAAGCAGGTCCATTTGAACAATGGGTTATAGATGAACTTGATTATAGAAAAAGTTCCTTATCAACAGGAATACAAGGTCAATTTAAAGGTGACTTACCGCAGTATGCTGGCCCTAGAAAAGCTTGGGCAAGAGTATTTTCTAATGGTATGGTTGAGTATCCAAATGGCAATCCAAATTTGATAAGTGATAATGATAATGAATGGGGATTAGCATTTTTAAGTGGAAATGGATTTTTTGATAGATATGGAATTGATTCAAAATCTCCGTATGGTGTATCTAAACAAGTGTATGGATATAATTGTAAGTTACAACCAAAATATATAGATGCTTCTACTAGACCAAATATACCTGATCCTGGTATTATTAGTATTGAAACAGAAATACAAAAATCATGGTTTGCAAGAGCAAAAATAAACTGGACTGTTCATTCAATTGAACAATTAAAGGCAATTACTCCATATTTTTTAACGCCACTTCAAACTGTAATTATTGAATTTGGATGGAATACATTTGATCAAAGATCATTAATCAATTTATCAAATTTTAGTGAAATTGTAGATATATGGGATAATCACTATAAGAGATATTCAACATTTGTTCCAATATCCAAGGGAAATTATGAATTTTTAATTGGTCAAGTAGTAAATTTTGAATATACTATTAATGATAATATTATCAATGGTATGACAGAAGTTGCAAGTAGACAACTTTTATATTCAGGATTTAAAAAAGATCCTCAAGAAAATCTGGTCAAGGGAAAGATTATAGGACAAAATGGAAAGCCAGCAGATGAAACAATTTTTAGAACTAAATATGAAACATTGATAGATGGTGTAGTTAATAGTATTACGTCAACCAATAATCAAGGAGGATTTTCTTTAAATCCACAGTTCATTGACATACTACAATCAAATAGTGGATATGATAAAAAATATGGAACAGATTTGAAAAGAGTAGAAGATCACATTTTCAGCGGAAGAAACAAACAAAAAATTACATATAGTGCAGAAAGAGATTTTGATGTTGATAATGAAAAAGGACCAACTTGGACTTGGTTAACTATGGATTTGTTGGTAGACATTCTAAACGGAATTAAAAATGTTGATGGTGTAAAAGACTATGCACAATACTTTTTTGATTTGAATATTGATGATATTACAATTGGTGCGCATGATAATTTGATATCAACTAGAAGAACCATATTGATTCCAAATCCTGCTGCTCCAAAATTAAATTCTAATAAAAACAGATATTTAAATGCACTGGGAGAAGAAGCATATACAGATATGAAGAAACATAAATTTTTCAAACCTGCATATCCAAATGCACATTCAAATATATCTCCGTATAAAGAAACAAACTATCCAGACAAAATTTTTAGAAAAGCCTCTGGTGCTTTAAGTGAAATACATAGACAAGACTTAGATTACATATTAAATAATTGGGGAAGAACAAACAGTAGACAAAATACTTCTATACCAGCAACAGATCCAACATTTGGCGGTACAAGAGTATCTGACAATTTGAAACGAGGATATTTAAAAAACGTTTATATAAATTTGGAATTTTTAAAAAATGTTCTCTTAGATAGAAATTATAAAAATTTAAAAGAAGTGTATGACAGAATATGTAAAGAAATAAATGAAGCTAGTTGTAATTTCTGGGAATTATCCGTTGTTGACGCTCCTGTTATAAATGGAAAATCTACATTAAAAATTGTAGATGAAAAAGGTCCACCAAACAAAGGATTTGATTATCCAATTTATAAATTTGAGTATATGACAAACAATTCAATAATCAAAAAATTGAATTTCACAACCAATTTATCAAATGCTCAAGCTAATCAAATTATTTTTAAAGCTGGTGCATATGATTATGTTACGTCAAATCAATTATTAGATTATAGTAATAAATTGAATAACTCAAATAGTAACAAACCAGCTGTGGTTTATAATGATAGAATTTTAAAAGCAAAAGCACAACCAACAACAGTTGCTCCACCAAAAAACACAGGTTCTCCTGCATCATTAGGTTATGAAGCAATAAACTATTTTTTTAAATTGATAGGAAAAGATGGTAAGAAATCTGGAAAAGATGAGACTGTTCCGTTTTTACAAGTTACTTTGTTTGATACAACTGCTGCAGTACAAAGAACAGGCGGATCAACTGATTATGATACATATGACATTGTTGATATAATAATGCCATTTGAAGAACTTGTATTGTATATGTTAAATGATGGTGACGTTGAAAAAAATACAAACATATACAATGCTCCTTTAAGAAATGTGGAAATTGAACTAAGTTTGATGGGTATTTCTGGAATCAAGACATTCGAATTTTTCAGAATTACAAACTTACCGCCTCCATTTAATGATGATGTGGTAGTGTTTCAAGTAATGAATGTGACTCATGTTATCAATGAAAATACATGGGAAACAAGATTAAAAGCACAATTAAGACCTGCTTATAACTTAAAAGGTAAATAATGAAAACATACGTTGATGATACTAGAGGACTATATTTTGATGTAATACAAGGAGATTATCCTGTATATACAAAAGCAGATCCTACTGCTGATGATTATACTAGAGGTTATGTAATTAGATATTTTGCAAAAAAAGTTAATGACGGAACAATATATGAAGTGTCAGGTGATTCTTTTAATACCATTATAAACGGACTATATTATAAACTCAGTTTGACATGGAGAATAACAGGATCAAAGACTGATGTTTATCAAAACAAAGTTAAAATATACAGTGGTGTTAAAGAAGATAATCTGACTGCAATTAAAAATGCAGAAAAATCAATGTCTGGATTATCAGGAGTTTTAAAAGATCCACTTGAATTTTATAAATAATAAGTATAAAATTGACACCATATACATTGTGGATATACTTGCGGTATGGTCATCAAAGACACTGAGAGTTACAAAAACTTTTTACAAGATAATTGGAACAGTGATTTAATCATGGATTGCATTCAAAATGATGAATGCTTTCATCCATGTGCAGATGAACCGTGTTTATTGATGATCTATGCAATCAAAAGTAAACACACTTATATAATTTCTGTAGATCATCCAGACTCAAGATTTTGTGTGGATAAAACCACATTGATTGAAGACTTCAATAAACTCAAAGGAAAAAAGTGGATTTATGATAAAAAGAAGTTCATGCATCTGATGCCAGTACAGAACTTGTATGATATTAACATCTTGTTTTTTATTACAGACGGTAAGATAGATGATTATACTGGCTTTGATACAACTGCTCATTCATTTTATAAACACAAGTTTATGTGTTATAGTGATTTGAATAAATGTATTCCTATTGTGAAACATTTAGAGAAGTTTGAGAAGATGTATAGTGAAATGCTTAAAAGAGTCCAAATGTTGAAGTTGGATGATAGTTTTTATAGTATTAACGGAACTATTACTGAAAATCTTAGAATTCTTGAACACAATGGATTAAAAGTTGCCGTAGAATTGTTTAATAGGCATTTTGAGAACAAAACGGTCAAAGATAAGGATGGTTATGTTTATACACAATATAACCTATATACCGCAACAGGACGACCTAGTAATAGGTTTGGTAATGTAAACTATAGTGCTCTAAACAAAGAAAACGGGTGTAGATCATCATTTATCAGTAGATATGGTGATGATGGTATGTTGTTCATGATTGATTATAGTGCCTACCACCCCCACATAGTTGCAAAGTTGATCAATTATAACCTTCCTCCAAATGCTTATGAGTATCTTGGAAGATTGTATTATGGTAAGGACAGTCTAACAGAAGATGAAATCAAAGCTTCAAAGAATCTTACATTTCAATGTATGTATGGTAATATTCCATCTGAATTGTTGGAGGTACCTTATTATAAGAAAATGAGTGATTACATTGCTCATAGATGGAAGTTTTTCAATGAAAATGGTTATGTAGAAACACCAATCTATAAAAGAAGGATTACTACAAACCATATAAATGAACCAAATCCAAATAAATTGTTCAATTATATCTTACAAGCCAGTGAAACAGAGTTTGGAATGCAGTCATTGGTGAGGGTCAATGAATATCTTGAGTGTAACAAAAAACAAACCAAGGCTATACTGTATACTTATGACAGTGTGTTGTTTGATTGTCATAAAGGTGACAAAAAAGAAACTTTGGTGGAATTGAAAAGATTGATGTCAAACAATCAATTTCCTGTAAAATGTTATATTGGACGCAATTATAATGAGATGACAGTGGTAGATATCTAAAAAGATTGGAGTTCTTTTGTTTTTCTAAATATTTATCCTATATGGATAGTATTGAAGAAGCAAAACCAAAGACACCAAAAGCAGCTTTATTACCTTTACCAAAGGATTTATTAGACTTGCTTGATGAAGTGGTTGCAAATTTTGAAAAGATTGACACACCACTAGATACTAAGATTAAAGAAACATGGCCGTTGTATGTCATTTTTGGTGACAGTGGTAATTATCATATTGATGCATTAAGAAAAGTTCAAACGTGGATTCAATTGGATCAAAAGATTGGACTCAAAGTAAATGAGATTTCAAAAGATCCATTGATGAAACTGAGTCTTGAGAAGAATGAATTGTATAAAGGTTATTTGGCATACAAAAACTACTATGATTCTATTTCAGGCAGAAATTCAGGAACATCATTAGAAGAAGTTACTGGTACAAAACCAAGTGGATTTATCAACAAAGACATAACTAAGTTTTATGATGCATTTAATTTAAGTCAATACAAGAGCAAAGATAAGTCCAAAGAAAATACTGGTGATGCTGTATTATTGTATGGATGTACACCAGATGAAGTTTATTCTGCGTTAAAAAGCAATAAAGTAGGTAGTACAGGCAAAGAACAAAGTTTGTGTGTTATTTTGGATAATAAAAACAAAGAAACCAGTAAGAGATTTGCAATAGTTTCTTTAAAGGCTGGTAAAGGTAGAGCTGGTAGAATATTAACATTGTTAAGACCAATGTTGGGGGATACTTCATCCGCATCACCAAGTATAAGACATCCACAGGCATTAACTCCTGATGATTTCCTTCAAATCAATGAATCTTATATTGCTGAGATTTTTCAAGACATTTATGTTGACAAACAATTGTTGACTGAAGTGGAGTTTATGAATGCGTTGAAATCTAGTTTAACAAAACTAGTTACCGCAGTTGGTAATATACCAAAATCATTAGCTGATACAATGAGTGAATTTGCTGGTAATTTGAAAAAAGTTACCACCAAAGTATTTGGTTCTATTGTATTAGGATTTAAAGATGAAATGCAAGCTATTAAAACAAAGTATTTTCCATTGGTAAATGCAGAAGAAAATTTAAGAAAAGAAATAGAAACAACAAATGAAGGAAAAGATGAACCAATCAAAGTAACTCATAGTTTTTATACAAATACCGCAGTTTTGGTTAGAGAAGTTAGAAAAATCAATTATGAAAGCTTAATTGGTAGAATAATTCAAAAATCAAAACAACTAGATAACAATAAAATATTTGTAACTGATGTACAAGATATTGATGAATCTACTATAACAGGTATTAAGAATAATATCAATAATATTTGGAATACATACTTTGTACCATTAAAAAATAGTAAATGCGTTACAAAAAAAGTTACCTGTGAACCAATAACTTTGATTGATAGAGATGCATTCAAACCAGTCATTTATTTCAATTCTAATATTCTTGCATTTGAATTTTTTGAAAAGATATTGGATAAAGTAATGAGTCAAGGAAGCAGTTTAAGTGATCAAAAGAAGATCAAAGATGAATTTATAAACATTTCCTCACAAATATCTGCTGAAGCTATATTTGGTAAGAATGATGGTCTTCCGTTGATTAAATATGACGGAAAAAAGATTCAAAGATTGGGTAAGAAGAAAGAATATTCAATTTCAAGTATAGCAGAACAAAAAGGTGGTGATTTTAAAGTTGGTAAAATTGAAATAAAAAAGAGTAAGGATGGAAATTATTTTATTATTTATTTATATCTTATATTTGAATTACAGATAATTGATGATGAAGTAGTTCCTTATTATTCATTAGTAGAACTAAGAAATGACAGTCAAAGTAGTTTTACATTCAAAGCTGAAGTAAATAAAACCGCAATACCACAAGATAAAGTATTTTAATATGAACATTAAGAAATTAATTTTTGAAGCATTAGACAAATCAAGCAGAGACATATCTATTGAAGATGGTGTATTTGATATCACCAAACAAGAACACATTGAAATCTTGAGAGGTAATCTATTGGAAGTAGGTATGTCAGTAGAAACGGTGACTGATTATCTAAATAACGTTGTAGAAGGAAAATTTCCTGAACGTCAAGCATACAACAAAAATGGTATTCTTGTAACCTTTCCAACACCGGAATATAAACAAAAAGCAATTGCAAAGGGAACTCACTTTGAGAAAAATCCAACCAAAGGTGATCCAAATGTTTTTGCAGATGATCCAACTACTCAAGAAAAACCAAAAGCAGAACCAGAACAAAAACCAACTCCAGATCAACCAAAAGCTCCAGAGTCACCTGCCGCTAAAACTGATGAAAAACCAAAAGATGGTGAAGAACAAGACACCAGAACACCACAAGAAAAACAAGCAGATGCTGCAGAAGTAGAGAAAATTTTAAGAACAGAGTATACCCTTGAAGAAGCCAATTCATTTGGTTTTTATCAAAAGAAAAATACATGGTATGACTCTAACGGTAACGTAGTGGGCAAATTATGGTATGTAGATGGTAAACAACTAATAATTAAATGAAAAAACAATTACTTTGCACATTCACTACGTCCAGTGAATATTTGAGTTGCGTAGATTTGATAAAACAAAACTACACTATTCTAAATGAAAAAATATTTATATTCAGTAATACAAAAAATTTAAAAGAATTGTATCTGACTTATAATGTTGAACTTACAGATGATAAATTCAACAAATTGCCAAATACAATAAGCGTACATAGAAAAAAACAAACCAATACAATTTATACATTGAACGCAATGAATAAGTTGATCGCTGAAGAAAACAGTGGTGTTTTTGATAAAACCTTTCAATTGAACTGGGAATTGTACCAAAACTCAATTATTTTAACTGGTGATGTGTCCGTCAGAATTATTCCCGTCAAAATTTTCAATATAATTAATTGAACTTTTCTAAGTCCTGTGCCATAGTTATGTAGTGTTATGAACAAGTGATTCGTGTGAGTCACTCAATGAGTTACAAAACTTATTAATTAACACTTAAAAATTAACTATTAAATAATTACTAATTATGGCATTAGACCTAAGTAAGCTAAAGAGTCGTTTGAACTCACTTTCAAACACAAACAACAAAACTCAACTAATCTGGAAACCAAAGCCAGGCAAACAAGTTGTACGTATTGTTCCCTACAAGTATCAACCTGATAATCCGTTTATTGAGTTGAAGTTCCATTATAATATCAACAACAAGACTTATCTATCTCCTGATAGCTTCAACCGTCCAGATCCAATTGTTGAATGGTCAAATCGTATGAAGAAGACCGGAAACAAGGAAGATTGGCAGTTGGGACGTAAGATGGAACCAAAGATGCGTACATACGCTCCAATCTTGGTTCGTGGTGAAGAAAGTGAAGGAATTAAGTTCTGGGGATTTGGTAAGAATGTCTACCAAGAGATTCTATCAATCATCAATGATCCTGATTACGGTGATATAACTGATCCAGTCCATGGTCGTGACATTGTTGTAGAATTCCGTACCGCAGAAGATTCTGGTAAGTCATTCCCAGAAACTACTATCCGTGTCAAGCCAAATGCAACTATTGCAATTGACGTATCTCAAAAGGATGTACTTGCTCAACAAGTGAATATTTTGGATCTATTTCCAGAGTTTTCATATGATGAACTAAAGTCAGTAATGGATGCTTGGTTGAATCCTGAAGCTCAGGCTACAGAAGGTACTGTCAACGCAATTGTGGAAGATGACGCTCCTCCATTTGCAACAGCACCAGCTCCAAGTACAGCTAAAGCTAGTACCGCATCACCAAGTGCAAAGGCATCCAAAGCAAATACAGATGATGTAACTGCTGCTTTTGATAACTTGTTTAACAGTTAAAATTAATTGTTTGTAATGGGGTGGTAGTATATATTACTGCCACCCCTATTTTAGTTATATAAATTTATGAAAAAGAAAAATCAAGTTACGCAAGATACTCCTCAAAGAGATGAGTTAGTTGAATTACTAGCAAATGAGTTGAATAAAGCCAATAAAGATGGTGGTAAGATTGCATATTTCTTGGATGAGCAAGAAAATCCAGCAGAAATTAGTGATTGGATTAGTACAGGTTCTTCTATTCTTGATCTAGCTATTAGCAATCGTCCTCACGGTGGATTGCCAGTTGGAAAGATGGTTGAATTCAATGGTTTGGAAGGTACTGGTAAGAGTCTAGTTTCTGCTCATGTTGTAGCAGATACACAAAAGAAGGGTGGCATTGCAGTTGTTATTGACACTGAAAATGCTGCTGCTCCTGAATTCTGGAAGAGTCTTGGTGTAGATCTATCAAAACTTCTATATGTTCAATGTGAAACCGTTGAAGATATTTTTGAAAAGATGGAACAAATGATTGGAATTGTACGTAAGTCAAACAAAGACCGTATTCTTACAATTATTGTTGACTCTGTTGCTGCTGCTTCCACAAAAGCAGAACTAGAAAGTGATCACGGTAAAGATGGATTTGCTACTGGTAAATCTATTATTATCAGCAAAGCAATGCGTAAGATTACTACTATGATTGGTCGTCAAAAAGTACTTACTGTATTTACTAACCAATTACGTCAGAATCTAAATGCTATGGCATTTGGTGACAAGTATGTAGTATCAGGTGGTAAGTCACTTGCTTATCATTGTTCAGTTCGTGTTCGTTTGAACAACACTGGTAAACTCAAGAAAGGTGAAGAAGTTATTGGCAATGAATGTAAAGCAGTAGTTGTCAAGAACCGTATGGGACCACCACAACGTCAAGCATCTTTTGATATTTACTTTGATAGTGGAATTGCTGATTATGGCAGTTGGATCAAAGTGTTGAAGGAAAACAACTTGGTAAAACAAGGTGGTGCTTATTATACCTATAAGAAGGATGATGGTAGTGAATGGAAGTTCCAATCCAAGGACTTTGTAGAAACAATGAAGACTGACAAAGCTTTGAGTGAAGAAGTTTACTTGAAGATTTGTGACGCTGTAGTTATGAAATACAAAGATCCAAATAGCATCATTGTTGATGACGCAGTTGTTGACACGGATGAAGATTCTGGTGTATCATCTGAGAATGAGTAATCTATCTGACAGTGAAAAAAAGAGGTTGTTTTCTTTATTTGATAATGTAAAACAAGAAGAAAAAGTTGGCGGATTGAATAGATCTGTCAATTCTGAAGTTCTAATTGTTGATTTCATGAACACTTTTATTAGAGCGTTCATGGCCTCCCCCTCCCTCAATACCAACGGTAATCATACTGGTGGAATTGCAGGGTGCTTAAAAAGCATTGGTTATGCAGCTAAACTAATCAATCCTACAAAGATTGTGGTTGTGTCTGATGGACAAGGGGGTTCACTGAAAAGACGGAAGATTTATCCAGAATATAAAAGCGGGAGAAAGACAAAAATTAGGCTCAACAGAGCTTATGATGATCTATCTGATCCAGATACAGAAGATAAAAACTTAAAGAAACAGTTGTTACGAACTGTACAATATCTAGATAAATTGCCTGTAACAACAATGGCAATTGATCATATTGAAGCTGATGACACAATTGCATATTTGGCAACAGAATATTTTAAAAATAGTAATGTTACCATTATGAGTGCAGATAAAGACTTCTTACAATTAGCTGGTGACAGAATTAAAATCTGGAGTCCAACTAAAAAGAAATTGTATGGTTGTGCAGAAATTCTATTGGAATATGGTATCAGTTGTAAGAATTTCATTAATTACAGAATTATGGAAGGTGATACAAGTGATAACATTGACGGTATTTCTGGCGCAGGACTAAAAACAATCATTAAGTGTTTTCCTATTTTTACAGAAGATCATCAATATACATTGCAGGAGATATATAACTATAGTGATAGTAAGAAGGGTAAATTAAAGTTATATAACACTATATTAGACAACAAGCATGTAATGCAACGGAACTATGATTTGATGCAGTTACATGACACTCAAATACAATCTTTTAGCCAACTAAGAATTAATGAAATCATTGAAAAGCCAATTAACAAATTGGATAGATTTGGTTTTAGTAAATTGTTGGTTGAAGATTGTATGCAAAACAATTTTCCAAATTCACAAATCTGGTTGAATGAAGTGTTTGGAAAAATTAATTCAATGGTTCTATAAAAGAACTTTTCAACTGGGGGTTTGTAGTGTAGTCTATTGAAAGTTAATAAATTATGAGTGAGAAATATATCGTAGATAACCTAAAGAAATTCGGATCTGAATTCCAAATCAAATGCATTAGTGGTCTGGTGTCAGATAAAACATTCATTGAGCGTATCAGTGATATCTTGGAACCAGATAGTTTCGAGACGGATGCACATAAATTTATTGTTAAAGAAACAATCAGTTACTTTCTTCAATATAAAGATTTGCCAACCTTGGCAGTCTTTAAGGTTAAAGTTGATAGTATTGAAAATGATTTGTTGAAACAATCAGTTGTAGAACAACTTCGTTTGGTTTATCAAAAGATCAGTGATACTGATTTGAAGTATATCAAAGAACAGTTTCTTGAATTTTGTAAGAATCAGAAGATTAAGAATGCTATTATGGAGAGTGTTGATCACTTGAAGAGTGGTCAGTATGACAAAATCAAGCATGTAGTTGATCTTGCCATGAAGGCTGGTATGGAACGTAATATTGGTCATGAATACATGGTTGATATTGACAAACGTATGAGCATGATGGCACGTAAGTCTATCAAGACCAATTGGACAGAAGTAGACAACATTATGGATGGTGGTCTTGCTGGTGGTGAACTTGGAATTATTACTGCTTGTGCTGGTAGTGGTAAGAGTTGGGTTCTTGCCAAGATGGGTGCAGAAGCAATGCGTCAAGGTAAAAATGTATTACATTATACTTTGGAATTGAATGAAAACTATGTTGGTCTACGTTATGACGCTTGTTTTACTGGAATTGATTTCCAAAACATCCGTAACAACATTGACATTGTTAAGAAGAAGATTGCAGAAGTGCCTGGTAAATTGATCATTAAGTACTTTCCAATCAAGACTGTATCTGCTCATAGTTTGAAACTACATGCTGAACGTATTCAGACTCTTGGTACTAAGGTAGATATGATTATTGTTGACTACGCTGACATTCTACGTCCTTCTCAGAGTGAACGTAATAGTAACAGTTATAGTGAAGCCGGTGGTATTTATGAAGAACTACGTGGTGTAGCTGGTGAATTACAAGTTCCTATTTGGAGTGCTTCACAAAGTAACCGTGCTGCTATGGATGAAGATATTATTCAGGCAAATAACATTTCAGATAGTTATAGAAAGATTATGACCGCTGACTTTGTTATGTCACTAAGCCGTAAGATGTCAGACAAACAAGCTAATACTGCACGTTTCCACGTAATTAAGAATCGGTTTGGACCTGATGGTATTACATTCCCATCCAGAATGAATGCTGGTTGTGGTGATATTCAGATCTTTGCTGAAAACAGCCGTGAGGGTATTGGCATCATCAATGAAATGAACCAAGAAGAAAACTTGGTCAAAAAGATGATGAGCAACAAGTGGAATGCTCATCAAGACAGTGATGAATAAACTTATATATTAAGTTAAACTAAAAAACATCAAAATTTAATTTCAAAAATTTCCTTTTTGAAGTTAATTTTTTCTATTAAACAAATAATTATTTTTTACCTATATGAATAAAGAGATTTACATTAAAAAACGTAACGGAAAGTTGGAAAGTTTTAACGCAGACAAAATTAATAAAGTTCTACAATGGGCTACTGAGGATATTAAGGGTGTTAGTTTTGAAGAAGTTGCAATGAATGCACATCTATCATTTTTTGATAAGATGTCTTCTGGTGATATCCATACAATGTTGATTGAAGCGGCTTCTAATTTGATTAGTGAAGAAAAGCCTAATTATCAATATGTTGCATCAAGACTATTGAACTATAGGTTGAGAAAGAATGTTTGGGGTGGAAAAAATCCTCCTAAACTATATGATCTTGTAAAAACTAATATTGACGCATTGGTTTATGATGATGATATTCTAGAATGGTATAACAAACAAGAATTTGATAAGTTGGATGAATATCTAAAACATGATCGTGACTTTGGTTTTACATATGCTGGTATCAAACAGTTGTGTGATAAGTACTTGGTACAAAATAGATCAACCAAACAGATCTATGAAACACCACAATTTGCATATATGCTTATTGCAATGACTTTCTTTAAAGACTATAAAGAAAACCGTCTTGAATATGTAAAGAAAGCTTACAACTACTTTAGCAAACATAAAATCAATCTACCTACACCAATTATGGCTGGTGTAAGAACTCCAATGAAGAGTTATGCTAGTTGTTCTCTATTCACTGTAGATGATGATCTACGTAGTATCTTCAGTAACAACAGTGCAGTTGGATTTGCTACAGCTAGCCGTTATGGCATTGGATTGAATCTATCCAGACTACGTGCTACAAATGCTCCTATTCGTAACGGTGAAGTAATGCATACTGGACCAATTCCTTTTGCTAAAGCGTTTGAAGCTACTGTAAAGAGTTGTCACCAAAATGGAATTAGAGGGGGTAGTGCCACCGTCAATTTTGCATGGTTCCACTATGACATTCTAGATATTCTTGTATTGAAGAACAATCAAGGTACTGATGATAACCGTGTTCGTAAGTTGGACTATTGTATTGGATTAGACAAACTAATCTTTGAACGGTTCTTGAAGAATCAAGATGTTACACTATTCAGTTACCATGAATGTCCTTCACTATGGAATACTTTTGGATTGGAAGGATTCAAGGAAAAGTATGAAAAGGCTGAAGCTAACAAGAACATTAAGTTCAAGAAGAAAGTACCTGCTCGTGAATTGATGGGACTATTGGCTAAAGAACGTCTTGAAACTGGACGTATTTATACAATGTTTGTTGATCACGCAAATGAACATGGTAGTTGGTTGGATCAAGTAGATACCAGTAATCTATGTCTTGAAGTTAATCATCCACTAATTCCAATCACTGATGTTAATGATAAAAACGGAGAAATTGGTGTTTGTATCTTGGCTGCTTTGAATTGGTTAGAAATCAAAGATGATGAAGAAATGGAAAGTGTCTGTGATATTATTGTCAGAATGTTGGATGCTTTGATTGAACATCAAGATTATTTCGTACCAGCCGCAGAAAACTTTGCAAAGAAACGCCGTAGTCTTGGTGTAGGTGTAAGTAACTTGGCTGCTCTATTGGCTAAAGAAGGTTTGAAGTATTGGGATAAAGATGCTCCTAACTTTGTTGCCAAGTGGATGGAAAAGACCAGTTACTATCTAATCAAGGCTAGTGTTGAAATGGCAAAAGAAGTGGGTAAGTGTGAGAAGTTTGACAGAACAAAATTTAGTCAAGGAGTATTGCCAATTGATACTTATAAGAGAGATGTAGATGAATTCATCACTGAACCACTACATTGTGATTGGGAAACTCTACGTGAAGACATTAAGAAACATGGTATGAGACATTCTACATTAACTGCATGTATGCCTGTAGAGTCTAGTAGTGTAATTCAAAGTAGCACCAATGGTATTGAACCACCACGTAGTGCTATTAGTTTCAAGGGAAGCAAGAGTAACATTTTGCCAGTAGTAATTCCAAATATTGATAAGTATAAGGACAATTATACCTTTGCTTTTGATATGCCAAATAATGAAGGTTACTTGAAGGTTGCTGCTGCCATTCAAAAATTTACTGATATGAGTATTAGTACAAATACTTATTATATTCCATCCCGTTATGAAAAGAATAAAGTTCCTGTTCAAGAAGTAATTAAGGACATGTTATTGGCTTACAAGTATGGTCTAAAGAATCTGTATTACGCTAATACTGATGACGGTGATAAACAAACCGTCATGGATGAAAAGAAGACGGAAATAAAACAACCAGTAGTACAAGAATCCGGTTGTGAAAGCGGAGCTTGTGCTCTATAATAGGAGGATAAAATGAAAACAGTATTAAATAAAAGAAACATAGACCAATTAAGAAATCCAATGTTCTTGGGTGAAGATCTATCTTTACAAAGATATGATTTGATCAAGTATCCTAAGTTCTATGATCTATATGATCAACAGTTGAATTTCTTTTGGAGACCTCAAGAAGTTTCCTTGGTAAAGGATATTAGTGATTATAAGAATCTTTCACCTGAAGAACGTTTTGTATTTGATAGTAACCTTAAGTTTCAGACTATGACTGATAGTATGTTGAGTCGTAGTATTCATGAACTTATGAAGCACGTTACCAATAGTGAATTGGAAATTTGTATGAATTCATGGAGTTTCTTTGAAACTATTCACAGTAACAGTTATACATACATTCTTAACAACGTTTATCCAGATGCTACCAAGTTCTTTGATAGTGTCTTGGAAGACAAAGAAATTGTTAAGAGAGCTACTGCAATCAGTAAGAAGTATGATGAACTATTGACACCATCTGATGATGTTAAACAACAATTATTTGATGCAGTAT